GTTTATGATCTTTTGCTCAGTCACGAAGCAGCACATTCTATTTTTACTCCCGATATTGATTGGACAGAAGATTATGATATGTCCCCACAATTTGTAAATATTGTTGAAGATGCTCGCATTGAAAAATTAATGAAGCAACGATATGCGGGTCTCCCAAAAGTTTTTTATAAAGGATATAAGGAACTTGTTGATGAAGATTTTTTTGCAATTGAAGGTAAAGATATTTCTAAAATGAATCTTGCTGATCGTGCAAATCTTTATTTTAAGATTGGTGGGCATTTTGATATTCCAATTAAGGATGGTATAGAAAAAGAAATCATTGATGAAATTGCAAAAGTAGAAACTTTTGATGATGTTCTTTTGGTAGCAAAAAAACTTTATGATTATTGTAAAGAACAGCAAAATAATACTGAAGATTTTGATATGAAACCCAATTCATCAGAATCTGGAAACTCTGGTGAAAAATCTCAACAAAAAACTGAAAATAAAGAGGAAGGTAATAATTCTGGTTCTGATAATTCGGATCAGTGTGATGATGAAAATAATGAAAGTGGTGAGAATAATGAGGAAAAGAATAATACTATAGTTGGTGGTTCTCATTTACAAGAACCAAAAGTGAAGACGATGGATTCTCTTGAGGATTCCATTAAAAAACTTGCATCTATGAGTGGATCGGATAATGTTTATCTTGAGATTCCCAAACTTGATCTTGATAAAGTTATTATCTCAAATTCGGAGTGTCATTCTCATTGTACCAATATGTGGAATGAATATGATGATAATTCTTTTTCTTATCCTGATGGAGAGTTCTTGAAGTTTAAGAAATCTGCACAGAAAGAGGTTAATTATTTGGTCAAGGAGTTTGAGTGTAAAAAATCTGCGGATAGTTATGCAAGGGCAACAGAATCAAAAACTGGTATTCTTGACTGTACAAAACTTCATACCTATAAGTACAATGAAGATTTGTTCAAGAAAGTAACAACTCTTGCCGATGGAAAAAATCACGGATTGGTTTTTATTCTTGATTGGTCGGGGTCAATGGGAAATGTTATTATTGATACGATTAAGCAATTGTTTAATCTTACTTGGTTTTGTAAGAAAGTATCTATTCCCTTTGAGGTCTATGCATTTACTAATGATTATCCCAAAGTAAAATATGGTGAAAATGGTGAAGCAAATCTTCACATATTTCCATATGAACCTAAAGATGGGAAAGTATGTGTTGGTGATTGGTTTAGTATGATGAATATTCTTACAAGCAAAACCAATAATAAAGTTTTAGAAGAACAAATGAAAAATATTTGGAGAGTTGCTCACTATTATAATAATTATGCAAATTATAATTGCCCTGTTGGGTGGGGTCTTTCTGGAACTCCATTGAATGAATCATTAATTAGTCTTCATCAGATTCTTCCTAAATTTAAGCAAGAAAATAAATTGCAGAAAGTTCAGTGTGTTGTTCTTACTGATGGTGAGGCTGGACTTATGAAATATCACTGTGAAGTATTTCGTAGTTGGGACAAAGAACCTTATCTTGGGTATAAGACTATTGGAACTAATTGTTTCCTTAGGGATAGAAAAACTGGGAATGTTTATTCTTTGGGGGAATATTGTAATAGTATTACAAAAACTTTACTTGAAAACTTAAAGGACAATTTTTCTGATGTGAACTTTATTGGTATTAGAGTTCTTAATAATCGTGATGCCTCTAACTTTATTAGGATGAATACTAATTATAATAGTAGTGAATATGATAAGATAATGATTCGCTGGAAAAAAGAAAAATCATTTTCTTTAAGTAATTCTGGTTATGATACTTATTTTGGTGTTTCATCAAATGCTCTTTCTCAAGATTCTGAGTTTGAGGTTGCAGAATGTGCAACAAAAACTCAAATTAAAAGTGCATTTGTTAAGAGTCTTAGAAGTAAAAAAATGAATAAAAAGATTCTTAATGAATTTATTGGATTTATTGTCTAATAAATATTAAGAAACAAATTGGAGAAAAACTAAATGTCCAGATTTGGAGATTTAATGAGAGGTAAAACCCATACCTCTCATCAACCAGTTCAACCCAAGAAAATGAATACTTCTGAAGAACCAATTCAACCTGAAGATAGTGTGAATGAAGAAGAAACGGTTGTAGTTGAAGATAATACTTGGAGAAATCTTATTCTCTTCGACAATTGATGGACGGATTATAAACTGTCCACTGGACGCCTACAAGCGTCCTTTTTTCTTGTATAATTACTTTGTTGAATCAAAATGATTATGGCAATTTCTTCGGACTACATTCGCACTTCTCTTCAATCACTCTATGGCAATAAAATTACTTCTGCCGATGTTCGTGCTTGGTGTTCGATGAATGATTCCAATTATCAAACGATCACGAAAAAACTTGATAACTATAAAGTTGGTCGTGGTAAATGGAATCTTGAAGTGACTCAAGAACGTGTAGAAGAGATTGAGCGTTCTTATCAATCTCCCCCCGCTCTTCCTGCTGTGGAACAAAACCTTATTCCTGATAAAGATGATACCTTCGTCAAGTTTGGTAACTTTGGTGATATTAAAAAAATTATTCAGTCCCGTCTCTTTTATCCTGCGTTTATTACGGGTCTTTCGGGTAATGGTAAGACGTTCAGTGTGGAGCAAGCGTGTGCTCAACTTGGTCGGGAATTGATTCGTGTTAACGTTACAATTGAAACTGATTCTGATGATTTGCTTGGGGGTTTCCGTTTGATGGATGGAAATACGGTATGGCATAATGGTCCAGTAATTGAGGCGCTTGAGCGAGGTGCAGTGCTTCTTCTTGATGAAATTGATCTTGCCTCTAACAAAATTCTTTGTCTTCAGTCAATCCTGGAGGGTAAGGGAGTTTTCCTTAAAAAGATTGGAAAGTTTATTCAACCAAATCCCGGATTTAATGTTATTGCAACCGCCAATACTAAAGGTAAAGGTTCTGAAGACGGTCGGTTTATTGGTACTAATGTACTTAATGAAGCATTCTTAGAGCGATTTCCCGTGACCTTTGAGCAATCATATCCAACTCCCGCAACTGAGCAGAAGATTCTGGAAGGAATTGCACTTGATCTTGGTATTGAGGATCGTGACTTTTGTAAGCGTCTTGTGGACTGGGGTGATGTAATTAGAAAGACATTTTATGATGGTGGTATTGATGAGATTATCAGCACTCGTCGTCTAGTTCATATCATCCGTGCTTACAGCATCTTTAATGATAAAGCAAAGGCAATTCAAGTATGTATCAATCGTTTTGATGATGATACAAAACAGTCTTTTCTTGAACTTTATGATAAAATTGATGCAGAATTCCAAATGCCTGAGGATAAAAATGAATCTGTGGAAAAACTACAAGAAAATACTCTATGATACATTTCCAGATCTTGAACTAGAATCTGATTGGGCAAACTGGTCTGGTGGAGGCATTAATTTGGATGCCTCCATTTATGTTAGTCCATATATCTTAAAGTCTAGAGTAGTTGAAATCTGGAATGAAAAAACTTGCATCTATAATAATATAATCTATCCAAGAACTGGATCAAATCTTCCTTGTTTTGGAATGGATTTGATGTGTTTTTTTCCTAAGAAAGTTGTAATTACTTTTGATTTTCAACATCCAGTGGAGAATTATCTTTTTTCTGTTGATTCATTGCCTAAGTGTGAAGGGGGAATAAGATTCTTTGAACCTGGAAATCATTTCTCAGAAAATCTTTTTGTGAGAAAATGTACCTCTGATGATGTTGATGATTATCTAGAAACATTCAATGATTACTTGACTTATTATAAAGATATGCTAGAATATAAAAAACCGGATGGACTAGATTTTTCATCCTATTCTTGCTTCGATTCTTATATGAAAAAACTTGATCCTGTCGCTGGATACCTTGCCAGTAAATTTGGTAAGGAAAGGGCAGAGTCCCTTGTGAATGATTTTCTTTTTTGCTATGGTTAATTCCTGGTCTTTACTTTACGATACTATTATGTCTGAAAACTTTGAAACAAATTATGAAGATGGATTTGCATCTAATTATATGAATACTTCACCTCCTGGAAGTGATTACATTGAATTTAATATGAGTCAAAATGAAAATGGAACACTAAATCTCAGTAGTCAAGTCTTTGGGTCTGGAGTCTCTGGAGGAATGGGGGAAGATCATATTTCTCTTAATATGAATAATGTGAATGGATTTTGGAAGTATAATGAAGATAAGATTCTAAAAGAAATTAAGGATTATCTTGGAAGCACCTATAAGTCGCATTATACTTCTCAGGAATCCAAAACTCAAACTCTTGATCTGATTGAGAGTATTGGTGATGCAGAACCATTCTGTCGCAGTAATGCAATTAAATATCTTTCTCGTTTTGGAAAGAAAAATGGTAAATCCAAGATGGACATTCTGAAGGCAATCCATTATTGTATTCTTCTTTATCATTTCGCTGGCCTTTGTAATGAAACTGAGAACCCTTATGAAACTTTCTGAAAATACACTAGGAATCCTTAAAAACTTTGCAAGTATCAATAATTCAATTCTTGTAAAACCTGGAAATAAACTTCGCACAATTTCTGTTGCAAAAAACATTCTTGCCGAAGCAGAAATTAAAGAAACTTTTCCAAAAAGTTTTGCAATTTATGATCTAAATCAATTTCTAAATGGATTGAGTCTACACCAGGATCCTGATCTTGATTTTTCGGAAGAAAATTACTTGATGATTCGTGAAGGAAAGCGTAGAGTTAAATATTTCTTTGCTGATCCTAATGTTATTATCTCCCCACCAGATAAAGAAATTGAACTTCCATCTAAGGATGTTTGTTTTCAATTGGATAGTGTAACATTGGATAAATTGCTTAAGGCAGCAGCAGTTTATCAACTTCCCGATCTTTCTGCTGTTGGTGAATCTGGTATTATTAAATTGGTTGTTCGTGATAAGAAGAACGATACTTCTAATGAGTATTCAATTATAGTTGGTGAAACTGATCGAGAATTTGTTTTTAACTTTAAGGTTGAAAATATCAAAATTATTCAAGGTCCTTATGATGTAGTTGTTTCTTCTAAACTTCTTTCCCAGTTCACTAATAAGGGTAATAACTTGAATTATTGGATTGCTTTGGAACCTGATTCTACTTTTGAGTGATATAATACTATTGTCCAAGTTTTTGTTTTTTCATTATGGAAATGATTGAGTCCAAACCTTTTTTGTGGGTAGAACAATGGGCACCAGATTCTGTTGAAGACCTAATTCTAACTAAAAGCGTTAAGGAATTTTTCTTAAATGTTGCTAAGGAAGGTCAACTAAATCAAAATCTAATCCTTCAGGGTTCTCAGGGTTGTGGTAAAACGCAAACTATTAAAACTCTTTGTAAGATTACAAAACAAGATGTTTTATTTCTCAATGGTTCTTCTGAAGGTAGATATTTGGATACCGTTCGCAATCAGGTTATTAATTTTGGGACAACAGTCTCAATGTTCAATGATAAAAAGAAGGTAGTATTTTTCGATGAGTTTGATGGAACAACGAATGATGTAATGCTTTGCCTTCGCGGCGTCATTGAACAACTTCATAAAAATGTTTGTTTTATATTTACTTGTAATAATTTGAATAAAATTATTGCACCAATTCAATCGAGATGTGTTGTCCTTAAATATACTCCAATCTCAAAAGAAGAAAAACCTCAAATGATGTCGGATATTTTTAAGAGAGTATCTCACATTTTAGATAAGGAAAATATTGATTATGATAAAAAAGTAATCATAGAATTGGTAAAGAATTATTTTCCTGATACTAGGAGATTGCTGAATGCACTGCAGAGTTATTCTGTAAGTGGGAAGATTGATTCTGGCATTCTTGCAAGTTTCTCTGATGCAAATATTGATGTTCTTATTAAAAACCTTAAAGATAAAAACTTTTCTGAAGTGAGAAAATGGGTTGTCAATAATATTGATAATGATTTTGGAATGTTATTCAGGACAATTTATGATGCTTTATATAATTCATTAGAAAAAAATAGTATTCCTGCTGCTGTTCTGATTATTGCAAAATATGATTATCAATCCGCCTTTGTTGCAGACCAGGAGATAAATATGCTTGCGTGTTTAACCGAACTAATGGTGGAGTGCAATTTCATATGACCTATGATTCAGTTTTTGTTTCTGATGTACATTTAGGAACTGATAGGTGCAATATAAAGAAGTTTTTGAGATTTTTGGATCAATTAGATACTAAGCAATTGGTTTTAGTTGGTGACATTTTTGATATTGAATGTATGCAAAAATATGGAACAAGATGGAAAAAGCAACATACCAAAGCAATTCATAAAATATTTCAACTTGCAGATTCTGGAGTTAATATAGTTTATATTCTTGGAAATCACGAAGGTGAATTTCGTAGGTATGTTAATTTTAAGCACAAAAATTTTATAATGTGTGATAAATACGTTTACAGAACCAATAATGGTAAAAAATATCTTTGTGTTCACGGAGATAAGTATTCAGAATATTCTTCTGGATCTTGGAAGCAATTATGTTTTAATAAGGGATATGAATTAATTACTCCATTGAGTATTTGGTTAAATAAATTTTTTAGATTTTCATTAGTTCATTTTTTGAAGAATACTGTTAATGGTCGTAAGTATATTGCAAAATATGAAAATGATCTAATTGAATTTTGTGCTAAAGAAAGAAAATATAGTGGAATAATCTGTGGACACATTCATCACGGAAATATTAGATGCAATGGAACTGTAACTTATATGTGCTGTGGTGATTTCGTTGATACTTGTTCTGCTATTGTTGAAAAAGATGGGAAATTTAAGTTTGTAAATTATTAAAGTGAAACTAGATTATAAAAATTTAAGAAATAATCGTATAAAAACGACTCCAGAAAATGTACGAGAGGCAAATGAAGGACTTTTTCGTGCTATAATGAACTTGCCGGATGCTGCAGATCATTGTGGTATGACGCAGAAAGAAATGAAACTTACTTTTTTTGAATACTTAAAATATCATCCTATTGATTATGAATATTGATTTTGATCGAATTAATCTTGAAGAATTTTTTGGTTGTGTTAATGCGACCAATACAAAGCAAATGAAGTCTAATACATTTAAGACATTTAGAACATATTTGCAAGAAAAATCATTTGCGAAGTGGAGTGATGATCAGGTCATTTATGTTGGAGATCATAAAGATGGAGTAGATTTTATTGGTAAAGATGAAACTCCATATGAAATGAAAGGGTCTCTACGCCTTTTTAATAAAAATGGATCCACAAAAGTAATTACACTTAAAAATTTTCAGAGTGAAAATAAAGTTGTTGAAAAGACTTTTGAGTATATGTTTCTTGTAGATACTGAGAATATGTCTATTGCTTATACAGATTGGGATACTGTTGAAAAGCGTGTTTATTTTACCCCCAAATCACCTGCGGCAAAAGTTAAATTTCTTCCCGGAGATTTTACAATGCTGGCAGAAAAAGTTACTCCAGCACCAAAAAGCATTACTTCTGGGCAAATCCTTGAAAATCTTGAGAGGATTCTTTGATGGCAACTCAAAAGTCTCTCAAAACTTGTTTAAGGTATCCTGGCGGCAAGAGTAGAGCAGTCGCCAAAATGAATCCTTACTTTCCAGATCTTCGCAACTATGAGGAGTTTCGTGAACCTTTTATTGGTGGTGGAAGTGTGGCAATTCATATCATAAAAAAATATCCTGACCTAAAGATTTGGGTCAATGATTTATATGAACCTCTTATTAATTTTTGGAAAAATCTTCAGTCTTCTGGAGATAGTATGAAAGATTTTCTTTCAGAACTTAAATCTAAAAATAATACTCCAGATAAGGCCAGAGTTCTTTTTAATGATGCAAAAGATTGTATTAATGATAAAAACCAAAATGATATAAAAAGAGCAGTTGCTTTTTATATTGTTAATAAATGTAGTTTTTCTGGATTGACAGAGAGTTCTTCTTTTTCCCCTCAGGCATCTAATTCTAATTTTAGTATTCGTGGAATTGATAAACTTCCAGAATATTCTAAGTTAATTAGTAATTGGAAAATTACTAATCTTTCTTATGAGTTTTTAATGGAAGAGGGAGAAAATGCTTTTGTTTATCTTGATCCCCCTTATGACATTAAGGATAATCTCTATGGGCGTAAGGGATCAATGCATAAAGGATTTAATCACGATAAGTTTGCTACTGATTGTGATGCTTGTAATATGGATCAATTGATTAGTTACAATTCTGATCAATTGGTTAAAGATCGTTTTAAGAATTGGAATGTCGCTGAATTTGATCTTACTTATACGATGAGATCTGTTGGTGAATATATGAGAAATCAAAAAACACGTAAAGAATTACTATTATTTAATTATGGAATTGAAGGACTGGTTAAAATCGATCAAACAGACGAAACAGAATCTAATTGACGAAGACCCTTCACTTGAGAAGGAATATCCGCCATATATTATCAATAAATGTCTTTCTGGGTATGTTGAGACAATTATGCTTGCGAATGAAATAAATCAATACTCTTTCCTTCCTAAAAAAATGCAATATGACTTTTTTATAAATATTGTTAGGAAAAATAAGAGATTTTCTCCTTGGATCCAACAAGATAAAATCAAAGATCTTGAATATGTCAAACGTTATTATGGTTATGATAATGAAAAGGCAAAGCAGGCTTTGAAAATTCTTACAAAAGAACAACTCAATTTTATTAAATCAAAATTTGACACTGGAGGAAAAAAATGAGCGTAGTTCGTGAACCTGAGGTTCAGTGGTCACCAGACCAAATGGTTGAAGTTGTATTAAGTGAACCTGATGATTTCTTGAAAGTTCGTGAAACATTGACTCGCATTGGTGTAGCATCTAGGAAAGAAAAAAAACTATATCAATCTTGTCATATTCTGCATAAACAAGGTCGGTATTTTATTGTCAATTTTAAGGAGCTTTTCGCACTAGACGGTAAACGCGCAAATTTAACTGTCAATGATGTGCAAAGGAGAAATAGAATTATTCAACTTCTTGCTGATTGGGGATTAATTTCTGTTGTAGATGTAAGTAAAATTGAAAATATTGCACCATTAAATCAAATTAAAGTTCTTGCTTATAAAGATAAGCAAGATTGGATTTTGGAGACAAAGTACAATATTGGTTCTAAGAAAAAAAGAGTAGATGAAGAACAATAATTTCTCCTAAATTCGGAGATCCCTAAATTAAAGTTCGGTTTTTACCTTTTAATATTTTTAAGTTTATGGTTAAATAGTATTGAACGCCGAAAGGGTTCATATAATCAAACCTCGCTTAAAAAGGAGTTACTAAAATGACTAATCTTACAAGGTATAAGACTACGGATCTTCCTACCCTGTTGGACAGAATTACGCGCAACAGTATTGGAATGGATGAATATTTTGACCGTTTATTTAATCTTCACGAAACGACATCAAATTATCCACCATACAATTTTATTAAAGTAAGTAATGTTGAGTCTAGATTAGAACTTGCACTTGCTGGATTTAGAAAAAAAGAAGTTAATGTCTACACTCAAGATGGCAAACTTTTTGTCGAAGGTCAAAAAGAAGATAAAGAAACGGAAACTAACTACTTGCACAAAGGTTTGGCTCAACGGTCATTTACACGAGCTTGGACACTCTCTGATGACACGGAAGTTAGATCAGTTGATTTTGAGGATGGGCTTTTAACAGTTGTTTTAGGTAAGGTTGTTCCAGATCACCATAAGAGAAAGGATTGGTTCTAAATATTTACGTATCGTCGCCGCAAGGGAGTCCCTGGCAAAATCCAGGTTGACTCCCTTCTTTCTTTTTGGTATAATGGAGTATATATTAAAATAATGTATGGGAACTAAACAAAATAAAAAAATTGATTCTAAAGGGCACAAAGAAGTTTGGATTTGGGAGGAAACCCCAGAAACTATTAAGGCACTTAAAAATCTTCATAATACTGTAAAAAAAGTAAATAATTCTAAAAAATGACAATTAAACTTTCCGTATTGAAAACTGGAGAACATATAATAGCAGATGTAAAGGAAATTATTTCCGAAGAAAATGTAGTTGGTTATTTGTTTGATAATCCGCATAGTGTAATCTGTGAAAGAAATCCAATTTTAATTGAAAATATTGAAAATACTGAAACTGAATTTCATATTACACTGACTCCTTGGATTGTTTTATCTGCTGAAGAAAAAATACCAGTTCGTCCAGATTTTGTTGCAACTGTTGTTGAACCAGTGTCAATGCTTAAAAAAATGTATGAGGAAAAAATAAATGGAAAACTTGAAAATGATAGTTCTTCTGAACAACACAATTCTCTTGGGGGAGATTGAAGAAGTTCCTTCAGAACTTGGTGAACCTGATTGTAAAATTATAAGACCTTTTATTATTAAAGATCTTGAAATATCTGGATTAGGTTTTACTCTAGAATCTTGGTTATGCGATTACACGAATCAAAGTGACTTTATGATTCATTCTGATAAAATTCTTACTATCTGCGATCCAAATCAAAATCTTATTGAAAAATATTCACAAATGAATGAAAAATGAAAGTATTAAGTATTGATCTTGACTATATAATGGAACCTTCCATTGAAGTTTTTAATAGTATACATTTTAATGATAATCCAACATTAAGGTGGGATCAGTTATATGAAGATTTAAACTTTAAAGAAAGTCATTTTTATATAAATCAATCAAATTTACTATTTTGTTTCAATGTTTTTTTAAAAGCATTAAAAAGTACTAATAGTGTTTCTTTTGGTTATGAACATGATTCTATACTTTTTAGTATTTCTGAATATGATAATATAGATTTAATTAATATTGATCACCATGATGATGTTTTTGGTGGAGATTATACTACTAAAGAACCTTTAGAAGAAGCTCTTAAAAAAGAATATTATGAAATATTAAAGTATAATAGAGTTCATGAGGGAAATTGGGCATCTTGGTTGGCAGGTAAAAATAAAATAAATTCTTTTACTTGGATTGGAAATGAAAATAGTGGGAATAAATTAAGAAATCAGTATAATGCTAAAGTTATTCCTAATTATCATAATGTAGAGAGAGAAAATTATACTTTTAATAGTTATGATTTTGATCATATTTTTGTTTGCCTTTCTCCTCAGTATATTCCAAAAAATCATTGGCATTATTTCAGTATGTTCATCAGTGCATTTGAGGAAATTGCAAATGAAGATGCTATAATATATACTGAAAAATTTGAAACTAGTATTCGTCATCTAGAGATAAATAATGAGATTTTACACCAATGTGCAAATGGTCGGTGACCACTTTTTGGTTCGTGGATATGAGGATGGAAAGCACGTTATGTTTCGTGATCAATTTAATCCAACTCTTTTCGTCCCATCAAATAAAAAAACAAAATATAAAACTTTAGAGGGTGAATATGTTGAATCAGTTCAACCAGGCACTGTTCGTAGTTGTAAAAGGTTTATACAAAGA